TGATGAAGTTGATGAGCATGTAGAATTTTTTACAAAAGTACCTGAGCCGGATGTACCGGTTCATGAACCGTGTCCGAGACATAGATATCATAAGAACAAATGTCCTATGTGCCAGGCCGCGCTAACCTAAAAGGAAAAACACAATGATGAAAAAAATGATGATGATGAAAAAAGGTGGAAAAGCAAAAAAGAAAAGTAAATTTCCAGATCACTCAGGTGATGGTAAAATAACTAAAAAAGATATTTTAATGGCAAAAGGAATTATCCCTAAAAAGAAAAAAAAGAAGGGAGCTAAATAATGGCTAAAGCAAAAGGACTTTACGCGAACATTCATGCAAAAAAAAAGAGGATCGCTGCGGGCTCAGGTGAGAAGATGAGAAGACCTGGAGCTAAAGGTGCACCTACAAAAAAAGCATTTGTAAACAGTGCTAAGACAGCAAAGAAACCTAAAAAGAAAACAACTAAAAAAGCGTAGTGAATAAAAATAGTAAAAAAAAAATAAAAAAAGTATCTAAAGCTTTGGTAAAAGCATCTAAGTTACATGCAGGTCAAGCTAAGGTATTAAAAAAAATAATAAAAAAAAAATAATGGCCGAGAAACCTATAAGAAAAACCACTACAGGTAAGGGTGCTAATTATAGAAAAACAAAATCCGGAGCTGGAATGACAGCAAAGGGTGTAAAAGCTTACAGGGCCGCAAATCCTGGAAGTAAACTAAAAACAGCCGTGACTGGTAAAGTGAAAAAAGGGTCAAAAGCTGCAAACCGACGTAAGTCGTACTGTGCAAGAAGTGCAGGTCAATTAAGAAACTCGTCAGCTAAGACACGTAACGATCCTAATTCTCGAATCAGACAAGCACGGAGAAGATGGAAATGTTAAATGGAACCAGAACAAATACTAAATAGACTAAGACGAGCAATCACAAGAAGAGTAGATGCGTTAGCCATATCGGTTACTTCCGGTGGGGTTGACACTATGGAAACTTACAAGTATATAATAGGGCAGATTAATGCATTGGAATCAGTGCAACAGGAAATCTCTAACCTGCAACAAGATAAGGAGCAAAATGAAGACAGAGGAACAGTCATCAACATCGGTGACAAAAAAAATAATAACCCCAACTAAAGAATTAGTAGGGTTAAAGAAATCAGAAAAAACAGAAGTTACTACTGAAACTACTAAACTTCCAATGCCTACGGGTTGGAGAATGTTAGTATTACCTTTTAGGATGAATGAGAAAACTAAAGGTGGAGTTTTGTTAGGAACAGAAACAATTGACAGACAACAAGTTGCATCGCAATGCGGAAACGTAATTGCTATGGGACCTGACTGTTATAACGACACTAAAAGATTTAATGATGGTCCATGGTGCAAGGTGGGAGACTGGGTAGTCTTTGCACGTTACGCAGGGTCAAGAATTGAAATTGATGGTGGAGAAGTTCGTCTTCTAAATGATGACGAAATTTTAGCAACTGTGCAAGATCCAACAGATATCTTACACAAATTTTAACATAGGAAGGACACTATGCCAGAAGAAATAAAAAAATCAGCAGGAGATATTTCAGTTGATTTAGATACATCGGGCCCAGAGGTCGATGTATCCGTTGAAGAAGTAAAAGAGGAGTCGGTAGTTGATACTGCTCCAGAAACACAGACAGAAAAAACACCGACAGAAGAAACAGAAAAAAAGAGTGATGAAGAATTAGAAGATTACAGTAAAGGTGTGCAATCTAGAATTGCTAAACTTACACGTAAAATGAGAGAAGCAGAAAGAAGAGAAGCTGCTGCAATCGAATACGCTACTGCAATCGAAAATAAAAGAAAACTAGATCAGGAAAGATTTAATAAAGTTGATTCTGATTACACTGCTAAGTTTGAGGAAAGTGTAAAATCTGGTATGGACATGGCGCAAACACAATTAGCGTCAGCCATAGAAGCAGGTGATGCAACAGCTCAAGTTGAAGCAAATAAAAAAATTGCTGAGTTAGCATTCGAGAACGCTAAACTTAAGCAAAGAAAAGACGCAACACCAGTTCAACAGGAAACACCTGTTAAACTGTCAGACGGTGGACAATTACCAAATCAAACCCCTCAACAAATGCCTCAGGCTGATCCTATGGCTGAAGATTGGGCTGCAAAAAATAGATGGTTCGGAACAGATAGAGCTATGACATTTACTGCATTTGAGATTCACAAGGATTTAGTAGAAAAAGAAGGCTATGACCCTAAATCAACTGAGTATTATACTGAGATTGATAAAAGGATTAAAGTTGACTTTGGGCATAAATTTGGTAATACTGATACAAAGCAAACGAACAGGGCCGTTCAGTCGGTAGTTTCGGCTAACAGAAGCTCAAAACCTGGTCGCAAAACTGTGAGACTCACATCATCACAGGTAGCAATAGCTAAAAAATTAGGTGTGCCACTAGAAGAGTATGCGAAACAACTAAAACTCACGGAAGGAGCATAGTATGAAAAAAGACGAAAATAAAACTTCTCGTGCGGCTGTTACTCGGTCAAAAACTGAAAGACCAAAAGAGTACAAGCCACCATCATCTTTAGATGCACCCACAGCGCCCGATGGATTCAGGCATAGATGGATACGAGCAGAGTCAATGGGTTTCAATGATACCAAGAATATTCATGGTAGATTGAGATCTGGTTATGAGTTAGTGAGAGCTGACGAATACGACACTGAAGAATATCCTGTTGTCATGGACGGAAAATACGCTGGAGTGATTGGAGTAGGTGGCCTTCTCCTGGCAAGGATACCGGAAGAACTCGCGCAATCTCGTGTTGATTATCAGCAAAGACAAACTGAAGGTCAAGACGAAGCTGTAGAAAACGACTTACTGAAGGATCAGGACAAAAGAATGCCGATGAAATTCGAGCGTTCAAGCAAAAACTTCGGTGGTACTAAGAAATAAAATTCCAAGCACCAACGAAAAATATAAACCGAACTGGAGGCCGTTTAACGACGGCAGGTTCATAAGGAGAAAATAACTATGGCAAATAGAAACACAGTAGGTTTTGGTTTGATCCCATCAGGTGCTTTAGGTGCTACACCTTCAACTGGCGGACAGAACAAATACAAAATCGATAGTGGATATGGATCGTCTATTTATTTAGGACAACCTGTGCAGTATGATACTGCTGGTGGTGCTAATGACAATCCGGGCTATATAATCAACGGACAAGATGCTATTACAAGATCTACGATTGGTGTATTTAATGGTTGCTTCTACACAGATGCTACTACTAATAAACCAACGTTCTCTAGCTACTTCCCGAGAACTACAGCCCCCGCTAACAGCGAAGATATCGATGCATTTATCATCGATAATCCTTTTCAGCAATACAACGTGCAATTAGATGCAAGACTTGGTGCTAACGCAGCAGCTGCACAAGCTGAAATGGGTAAAACATTAGGTTTGACAGTATCAGCAAATGGAGCAGGATCAGCAGGTTCTGGTTCAACTATTTCTGGTCAATCAAACTCTCAACTAACAGTTGGTACTGCAAGTAATGCAGTTGCTAACCAATGGAGACTGCTAAGAGTAGCAGAAGATCCTGAGAACGAGGATCTTATTACAACTCCACAAACAAACCCGGCATTAGCTAACTTTTCAGGTTTCGCTACTGTTGTAGTGGTAGCAAACCTATCACAGTGGTTTGGGTCAGGATCGGTAAGCGCATAATGGCAATATCAAGAGCACAACTAGTTAAAGAACTAGAGCCAGGATTGAACGCATTGTTCGGACTGGAATACAAAAGGTATGAAAATCAGCATGCTGAGATTTATACAACGGAATCATCAGACAGAGCTTTCGAAGAGGAAGTAATGTTATCTGGTTTCGCTAACGCAGATGTAAAAGCAGAAGGAGCTGGCGTATCATACGATGATGCACAAGAAACTTATACTGCTAGATACACAATGGAAACGATCGCTTTAGCTTTCGCTATCACAGAAGAAGCAATAGAGGACAACCTTTATGACAGACTTTCTTCTAGATACACAAAAGCCCTAGCAAGATCTATGTCTAATGCAAAAGAAGTTAAAGGCGCACAACCATTGAACAACGGTTTACCAGCAATCGCAGCTGGAACTGCTTTTCAAACAGGTGATGGCGTTAACTTGTTTAGTACTGCTCACCCAACTATCGCGGGTACAGTATCAAACACTTTAACTACGCAAGCAGACTTAAACGAAACTTCATTAGAACAAGCTTTGATTGATATCGCAGCTATGACTGATGAAAGAGGTTTAAGAATCGCAGCTAAAGGAGTTAAAATGATAATTCCTTCTGCGAATCAGTTCAATGCTGAAAGACTTATGAAGTCTCAAGGTAGAACTCAAACTGCTGATAATGACATCAATGCAATCAATTCAATGGGAATGATTCCTCAAGGTTACAGAGTGAACAATTTCTTAACTGACCCTGATTCATTCTACATTATCACGGACGTTCCAAATGGTATGAAAATGTTCTCAAGAACTCCATTGACAACTTCAATGGAAGGAGACTTTGATACTGGTAACGTTAGATACAAAGCTAGAGAAAGATACGCTTTTGGCGCTTCTGACTTTAGAGGTATCTATGGCGTTGAAGGTGCGTAAGCAATAATCATTTTTGTGGCGGGACATAGTTCCGCCACATTTACAAAATAGAAAGATAAAACCATGAAACAATTTACCATTACAATCTGGGCATACGATCACTACGCAAAATTTAATGTTTCTGCGGAAGATAATGCTATTTCTCTTGAACAATCAATCCTTGACAAGTTGGGAGAAAAGAGTATAAAATGGGAATATCTCGGAAATTCTTATGATAACCGAGTAAACAGGATAACCTATGAGGAGGTTGTTGATGATACAAGACCTATACAAAGCAAAAAGGTCCTTGGAGTTGAAGTGGGAACAGGAGCATCTGTCTAATGGTAGATACACTCTTGAAATGGTCAGAATTGATGACAAAGTTAAACAAGTCATTACTGACATTAAGCTTGAAGAAGCTAAAATTGCTCACAGACAAAATAGCGTTGAAGGCGCTGCTCCACAAGTTTCTGTAGCTACTTAGAATAAAAGCTACATCGCTGAAATCGCACTTTCTTTACAGGCTCTCTTGCACTCTACTAAAAACTAGTATACAAACAACTCACTATACAATTTAAAACGATACGTAGACGCGTATAGTCGACGGCCTAGAGACTATGTATCATAACTAGGAGGATAAAATTATGGCAAATACTACAT